TGACCACGGTATTTTATATCTTGACAAAGGAAGAAAGCGTTGGATAGTTAGATCAAGTTGGAGGTAATCAATGCGGGGGGTTTTAATTAACCCCCGCGATCGTCTTGAACAACGCCCGCACCTATACAAATTTTTCTTTGGAAAAGTCAAAAAAAATGTTACAATATTAGAAAATGATAAAAGGAGTTTTCTATGTCAGTAAAATATGTGTATAGTTGGGAAGAAGAACTTGGTCTAGCCATTGTTACAATTCACGAAAATGGAATGACCTTTGTTGGTACCGCTAAGTGCCATGAGCAAGATCAGGATATGAAGAGTGAAAAAGTTGGAACATTTATCGCACTTAACAGAGCTCAGGTTAAACATTTAACTTATATTATAAATAAAGAACTTAAACCTCAACTTAAAGCAATTGAATCTTTGTATAATGAAATGGCTCAATGTAAGAAATTCAATCCTAAATCTTTCGAGGCAAGACGTATGCGTAAAAAGATGCATGAAATTCGATCTGATATAACTGAACTTAATGAATTTAAGAAATTTAAATTAGAAGAAACCGCTGAATATATTAAATTGAAAGAAGAATTTTATCAAAAAACTCGTAAACATAGAGGATTGGTCAAGGAGGGATAAAAAACCCTCCTTATTTTTTATATATATTAGGGAATGTTCCCAGAAGTAAGAGGAAAAGGAGGACATAATATGACAGAATTGTTATATTTTATCCTTGGTATAGCATTTGCTGAAATTGCATTACCGGTTATTGAATCTTTTATATCATTCATTTGTATGAAACTTGAACTATTAAAAGGAAAAATTCAATTACAAATGGTGAAAATTCAACAAGAAATAGACAACGATGAGGTGGAGCGTGCTCCAGCTATTGGTTTTGATACAAGTTGTTATATTTGTAATGATGATGAAGAAGAACCGGAGGAAGAAGAAGAATGAAATTCTTAGATACTAACGCTTTGTTATCTGGAAAACTGCCTGCAGAGGACTTTGCAATATCTTCAATTACTTTAAAAGAGTTGGAAAATATTAAGAACTCTGAAAGAAAAAGTGACGAAGTGAAATACAAGGCAAGAAGAGCACTACGTGATTTGGATGCAGTTCGTCACGAAGTAGTAACTTTTCAAAATAAAATGCTTAAACCATTGAAGAAACTTGACTTAGAAATTAACGATGATGCTAAAATAGTTGCTTGTGCATGTTACTTAAACAAACCACATTTTTATTCTAAAAGAAAAGATGTTGAGTTTGTAACTGGCGATAGAGCTTGTCGCAATATTGCACAACTGGTACTAAAACAAGTAACACCAGTAGAAGAAGTCAAAGAAGAAGAATATTTTGGGTATAAGGAAGTTATGCTTACTGAAGCTCAAATGTGTGACTTTTATTCTAATTTGGGAAATAATATGTTTAATCTTTTTGTTAATGAATATGTGGTTATCAAAGATACTTTTGGAAATATATTAGACTTATATGTATGGACAGGAGAAGAGCATAAAAGAATTAAAACCAATGCTTTCTTCTCTAACTATTTTGGTGAAACAAAACCTTTAAAAGATGATATATATCAGAAAATGGCATGTGATAGTTTAATAAGAAATAAGTTGACTGTCCTGCGCGGCCCAGCTGGTACTGGTAAGAGTTATCTGGGTCTTGGATATCTTTTTGCCCTGTTGGACAATGGAAAGATTGACAAGATCATTGTTTTTTGCAACACGGTCGCTACGAAGGGAAGTGCCAAGCTTGGATTCTACCCTGGCACCAGAGATGAAAAACTTTTGGACTCGCAAGTGGGTAACTTATTGGCTAGTAAACTTGGAGATATTGTTGCAGTAGAAAAACTTATTGCAGAGGATAAATTACTATTGCTCCCCGTATCTGATATTAGAGGTTTTGATAGTACAGGTATGAATTGTGGAATTTATATAGATGAAGCACAAAATTCAACTGTTGAAATGATGAAATTAATGTTACAGAGAATTGGAGAAGATTCAGTTTGCGTTATCTGTGGCGATGATTTCACACAAGTTGATATGGTAGATTATGAAGGTGCGAATAATGGATTAAAAAGATTATGTCAGGTCTTTAAAAATGAGCCGTATTTTGGTACTGCTTATTTAAAGAACTGTCACAGAAGTAAGATTGCCCAAAAGGCAGAGGAGATGTAATATGGACAAGTATGAAGATTTTGAATTTAAAGATATAAGTTTTTATAATTATACAAAACAAGAATATAAAACTATAAGTCCTTGTGATACCTGTTCTAATAATCCTAAAAATGGTGGTTCAGGTATATGTCTTTGTACATTGGGTTTACAAAAAACATATTGGTAAAGGAGGAAATGAAAAATGAGAATAGCACAAGCCTCAATAGATGAAAAGGGACAGGCTCACGGCGGCAAGGCCGGAGACCAAAATGGAAAAGAGGTAAAAATTACTAATTGGTATAGTTATGGTAAAACTGGTTGGGACGTAGTTATACGACCAAAAGATAGAAAAAAGGCACATAGAATGGCTGAAGCAATGAAGGCTGCTTGTGCCAATGATAATATTGGATATGACCAGTGGCAAAGAGAAAGTCTTTTAACTGAGGTTAAAAAGGTTGGTAATGATTTCTCTAAGATTACAAAACCAACAGAAACAGATTGTAGTGCTCTTGTTGCTGCAGTTATTGTTGCTACTGGTACACCAGAAGAGAAAATGAGAAATAAAAATAGAGAAAACAAATTGGCATATACTGGCGATTTGAAGAGTTTGTGTGCGGCCAGTGGCGAGTTCACGATTCTGACCGAGAAGAAGTACCTTACATCAGGTGATTACTTACTTGAAGGAGATATTATTCTTAATGAAAAGCACCATGTTGTAATTGCTATTGAGAATGGTTCTAAAGCAAATGAAAGTACAACTTCCACTCCAACAGTAAGAGATTTGTTAAAAGGTTGTGAGGGTGACGATGTTAGAGAACTTCAAAGAAATTTAAATGCAGTTCTTGGTACTAATTTAACTATTGATGGTGATTTCGGTAAGAATACTAATAATGCTCTTTTAGCCTTCCAGAAAAAGTTTGGTTTAAAACAAGATGGCATTTATGGTAAGCATTCTCGTGCGGCAATGGCTAATGCTCTCTCCGCACTTAGAACAGCTTCTACACCTACTCAGGCAATGGGTTACAAAGCAAAAGTAACTTCAAAATCAGGACTTAATGTAAGAAAGGGCCCTGGTACAAATTATCGTACTGTAAGAAGTGCTCTTCCTTTTGGTTATGTTGTAACTATTCTTGAAGAAACCAATGGTTGGGGAAAAATTGGAACAGAACAATATATTTCACTTAAATACACTACTAAAATTTGATAAAGATAAACATATTATATATTTAATTTAATTATTATTATTACCCCCCGATAGATTTAGATGTTTGTCTTTATCTATCGGGGGATTTTTTTTATGCCTAAAAATATTATACAATTTTTTTGAAAAATTCCAAAATTCTTGGTCATAAAACTCTAATTTGACAATTTTGAAATTTTATGTTATAATATTATTGAAAACTATAAAAAGGAGAAAAAGAATGACTGATAAGAATTTATATAATAAAGATTCTATTGAGTCACTTGATCCATTGTCTTTTACGAGATTAAAGCCTGGTGTATATTGTGGTGACACAAATTATAGTACACAACTTTTGGTAGAGATAATTTCTAACTCTATTGATGAGTTTAGATTGGGTCACGGTGATAAAATTAATGTTTCTATTAATAATTCTGAAATAACAGTACAAGATTTTGGTCAAGGTTTTATTCCCAATGAATTTAGAGAAGATGGAAAGTCAATTCTTGAAGCTGCTTTTAGTGTATTAAATACCTCGGGAAAATACAGAGAGGATGGCACCTATGAGGGCACGTCTCTTGGTAGTTTTGGTATTGGAAGTAAAATTACTACGTTTCTTTCACATTGGCTTATTGTTGAAACCAAAAGAGATGGTAAAACAGAAAAAGTTTGGTTCAAAGAGGGCGTATTTGAAAAAAGAGAAAAAGGTACTTGTGACAAGAGTGAACATGGAACAACGGTTTCTTGGCTCCCAAGTGAAGAATTTTTTACTCATACTGAAGTAGAAATAAGTAAAATTAAATCTTTATTTAATACTTTGGCTTGTTTATGTCCTGGTTTAATCATTAACTTAAATGATAATGGTACAAATGTAGTTTATTATTCTAAAAATGGACTTAATGACTTAGTTACTGCTGGTGTTAAAGATACTGAGTTAATTCAAAATAGATTTAATATGAATTTTATAAGTGGTAAATATAAGTTAGATATGGTTTTAACTTATACTTCTAATTATAGTCTTACTTTAATACCTTATGTAAATACAGGTTTAACAGAAAAAGGTACTCATATTACCTTAATAAAGACAATTTTCACAAGAGAATTTAATAAGTTCTTTAGAGAAAAAGGTTGGCTTAAAGAAAAAGATGAAAATCTTTCTGGTGATGACCTTCAAGAGGGAATGTATGTAGTATTTAATGTTACTACTCCAAATGTTTCTTATGATGCACAGGTTAAGAGTACAGTAACTAAAATTGATATGCTTCCTTTTACATCAGCAATTGCAACAGAATTATATAATTGGATGTTGGTCAATGAGAAAGAAATTAAATTAATTGCTGATAAGTCTATCAACGCAAGAAAGGCAAGAGAGGCTGCAAGAAAAGCAAGAGATGCAGCGAGAACTGGAGCTGAAAAGAAAAAGCAAAAGGCTCTTAAGTTTGATAGTAAACTTGCTGATGCAAGTTCAAAAGATAGAAAGAAGTGTGAGATTTATATTACAGAGGGAGATTCTGCTTCCGGTAATCTTAAACTTGCAAGAGATAATGAGTATCAAGCGGTACTTCCTATTCGTGGTAAGATTTTGAATGTAAGAAAAGCAAGTTTATCAGATATTCAGAAAAATGCAGAGATTATGACAATGATAGATGCTTTTGGTCTTACTGTTAATCCTAAGACAATGAAATTAACTTTCAAGCCAGATGAATTAAGATATGGTAAGATTATCATTGAGTCAGATGCCGATGTAGATGGCGCGCACATCAAGAACCTGTTCTATACATTCATTTGGACTTTTTGTCCTGAACTTATTGAACAAGGTTATGTATATGCTGGTATCCCTCCTCTTTATAGAGTTACAGAGACAAAAGATAAGTATGTTTACTTAAAGGATGATAAAGCTCTTGAAGAATATCGTGCCGCACATCCCGGTAAGAAGTTGACTTTGACTCGAATGAAGGGATTGGGTGAGATGGACAAGGACGAGACCATGATTTTGGTTGATCCAGAACAGAGAATAATTAATCAGGTTCTTGTTGAAGACGCTAAGAAGGCAGATAAATTATTTGACGACCTTATGGGCACAAGTGTAACACCAAGAAAAGAATTTATCCAGAAACATTCTGCAGAAGCAAAGTATGAGGTATAAAGGAGAAAAGAATGAGTTTAGATTTAACACATGAAATGTCACAAAACTTTATAGACTATGCTGCTGCGGTAAACATGGATCGTGCTATCCCGGACGTAACAGGTTTAAAACCAGTAGCAAGACGAATTTTATATGGTGCTTATGCAAATGGTAGAACTTCAAGTAAGCCTTATGTAAAAAATGCAAGAATTGTTGGTGATGTAATGGGTTCATATCACCCTCATGGAGATAGTTCAATTTACGAAGCACTTGTTCGTTTATCTCAAGACTGGGTAATGAGATATCCGTTGATTGATTTCCATGGTAACCAAGGTTCAATTAATGGAGATGGCCCGGCCGCACACAGATATACAGAAGGACGTCTTGCTAAATTAAGTGAAGAAGGATTATTGGCTGGAATTAAAAAGAATAATGTTCCTTTTATGCCAACTTATGATGATGCTGATGAAGAACCTACTATTCTTCCCGCTATCTTTCCTAACTTATTATGTAACCCAAATGCAGGAATTGGAGTTGCGATGGCTTGTAAGTGGGGTTGTCATAACTTAAGAGAAGTTGAAAAAGCTATCTTGGCTTATATGAATGGTGAGGAACCTACACTTCCCGGTCCTGATTTCCCAACAGGTGGAGTAGTTATAAATAAGAATGACTTTGCTAATATTATGAAGTCAGGTAAGGGCTCGGTAAAAGTAAGAGCAAAATACTCTGTTAAGGGACAGGTTATTACTATAACTGAAATTCCTTATGAAACCACTATTGAAAAAATTCTTGACGATATTGATAGTGTTACTGAAACTGATAACATGGGAATTAGTGAGGTATTAGACCAGACTAATAATAAGGGTGTTAAGATTTTAATTAAATGTAACAAAGACACCAACCCAGAAGTAGTAATGAGAAAGTTATTCGCAAAGACTGATTTACAGAAGTCATATGCTTATAACCAAGTGGCATTAGTAAACAAGGTTCCTACTTTAATGAGCCTTAAGGATTGTTGTAAGACATATGTTGAGCATAATATTGAGTGCATTAGAAGAGAAGTTAAGTTCGATTTGGATGCAGCTGAAGCAAGACTTCACATTGTTGAAGGTTTGTTAATTGCTCTTGAAGATATTGATAATGTTATTCAGTTAATTAAAAAATCTGAGAATAGTGCAAGTGCGGCCAGTGCCCTCTGTGCAAAGTATGGCCTGGATGACGTACAGGCAAAAGCTATTCTTGCTATGAGATTGTCAAGTCTTGCTAAATTGGAGAAGATTGAACTTGAGCAAGAGAAGAAGGAGTTGGTTGAAAAGATAGCCGATATGAAGGCTATTCTTGCTGATGTTGAAAGAGTTAAAGACATTATTAAGGAAAGACTTCACAAAATCGTTGAAAAGTATGGAGACAATAGAAGAACAGAATTACTTCAATTGGATACTCCAACAAAGGAAGAGAAGGAAATTGTTTATGTTGAACCGGAAAAGTGCATCGTAACAATGACCGAATCGGGCCTGATCAAGAGGATCCCAGCAACAAGCTTCCGCACACAACGTAAAAATGGTAAGGGAGTTAAGACAACTGGTGATATTACAGTTGCAACTATTAGAACTAATACTATTGATTCGCTTATGATATTCACAAATAAGGGAAAAATGTATAGAATTCTTGTAGATAATATTCCCGTAGGAACTAATGTGTCTGTTGGTACTTCTGTTCATGCATTAGTAGAAATGGAACAGGGTGAAGAGCCAAGTCTTATTTACTCAATTGTTCATGGTACAGATGCAAAATATGTCTTGTTTGTAACTCAAAATGGTGTCATTAAAAAGACAAGTTTGGAAGAATTCACAAAAACAAGAAAGAGAACAGGTATTGCCGCAATCAATCTTGCAGAAGGAGACCATATTGTATCAGTAAGTCTTCTTTCAGAAGAAGATATTGTAATTATGACAAGACAAGGAATGGGAATTAAGTTTAAGAGTACCGATGTATCTCCTACTGGTAGAACTGCCGGTGGTGTCAAGGGAATTAACTTAAACCCCGATGATTATGTAATAGCCGCACTTCCTATAAGAGATGCTAATGACTCTCTTGGTATCTTTAATGTAAATGGTTCTGGTAAGAAAATTAAGTTATCTGAACTTATTACACAGAAGCGTGGAGGAAAGGGTATTAAATTAACAAAGACAGAGGTTGCGGGCGGTGCCTTGATCTCTGATGAAGATTCAGTTCTTATTATAGGTACGAATAACTCCATATGCATATCTGCTAAGGAGATACCTCTTTTAAGTAGAGCGTCTGTTGGTAATGCACTTATCAAGGGCGATATTAACTCAATATCTAAAATATAAGATACAAAGTCAACTAAGTCAAAAAATCTTAGTTGACTTTTCTTATTTTTTTTGATATAATATATATATAGAAAAGTGAAAAGGAAACTAACTAAATGGTAAAGGAACAAATTCGAGAACTCATTGATTTCTTGAACAGACACACGGAACTTTATGATGAAGGTCATCCTGAAATTTCCGACAAAGAGTGGGACGATAATTATTTCGCTCTTGAAAAGTTAGAACAGGAAACCGGCATAATTTATCCCGACTCCCCAACTCAGTCTATTCATTATACTGAAATTAAGGGAGGTCTTTCAAAGGTGGAACATAACCACCCTATGCTTTCTTTGGATAAAACAAAGAGTATAGAAGAAGTTAAAGAGTTTGTAGGAAATGTCCCTTTTATTGCTATGTGCAAAATGGATGGATTAACCTGTTCATTAAGATATGTAGATGGCAATTTAGTTAGTGCTGAAACACGTGGAAATGGTCTTGTGGGAGAGGATATCTTACACAATGCCAAAGTAATCAAAAACATTCCTCAAAAAATTGCTTATACCGATGAACTTATAGTTGATGGTGAAGTAATTTGTAACTTAAAGGAATTTGAGTTTTGGAGTAATGCTTTTAAGAACCCCCGCAATTTTGCATCAGGTTCTATTAGATTACTTGATTCTGAGTGTTGTGCGACCAGAAACTTGTCTTTTATTGCTTGGGAAGTAATTAAGGGAATACAAGATGATTTTCTTAGTGACAGACTTAGAGCTTTAAGTTATTTGGGTTTTGAAACAGTTCCATATATTAGTCTTACTAATAGTGATAATGAAGCTATTCAAGGCTCAATTAATTTACTTCAAAATTTGGCTGCTGAAAAGTATCCAATTGATGGAGTTGTATTTAAGTTTGAAAGTAAGCAATATGGAGAAACTCTTGGTCAAACAGAGCATCACTTTAAGAACGCTATTGCTTACAAGTTTTATGACGAAAGTTATGAAACTCACTTGCTTGGTATCACTTATGATACCAGTAGACGTGGCGTTCTGACTCCGGTTGCGGTGTTCGATCCAATTGATATTGATGGAACATCAGTCAACAGAGCTTCACTCTCCAATATAAGTATGTTATATGAAACATTGGGTGCGACTCCTTATCAGGGTCAACAAGTTTGTGTATCCAAAAGAAATCAGATAATACCTTATATTGAGAGCGCAGACAAATGCGACGATTACGACGGGGATAGGCTGATAACCTTACCTAAGAACTGTAATTGCGGTGGAGAAACGGAGTTAGTAAAGTCGGAGAGTGGAACACTTACTCTTGTTTGTTCTAACCCAGCTTGCCCATTTAAACTAATCAATAGATTAGACCATTTTGTGGGTAAGAAGGGATTAGACATTAAGGGCCTATCAAGTGCGACTTTGGAAAAATTGATAGATAACGATTGGGTTAAATCTTTGAGTTCGATATTTGAATTAAAACAATATCGTTCTCAGTGGATACAGCTCCCTGGATTTGGACCAACGTCTGTCGACAAGATTTTAAACGCCATCGATACTGCCCGCGAGGTAAGTCTTGACAAGTTTATCTGCTCTCTTGGAATTCCTTTAATCGGAAATGGAGTTTCTAAAGAAATCGTAAAGTATTATCCCACTTATGAAGAATTTAGAAATGCTATTGATTCTCGATTTGACTTTTCTATTTACGAAGGTTTTGCAGAAAGTAAAACAGAGGCTTTATGGAATTTTGATTATACAGAAGCCGATGAAGTTTACAAGTATTTATCTATACCAAAAGTAGAGATAAAGGAGAGTGCGAGCGATTCTCTTGCTGGAGTAAGTGTATGTATTACTGGTAAATTAGTACATTATAAGAATCGTGCGGCCTTGCAGACCGAGATCGAAGCAGCTGGGGGCAAAGTGGTTTCATCAGTTAGTGCAAAAACTAACTACTTGATTAATAACGATAACACTTCCACTTCGTCCAAGAATGTAACGGCTCAGAAGTTGGGAATACCTGTTCTCACAGAAGAAGAATTCATCAACAAATTTTTGGGATAAAAATAAAAAAGTGTTATAATTATCTTATAAATATTATAAGGAAAGAAACTTTTTATGACTAAAAAAGAGAAGATTAGAATGGCTACTCAAATCGCAGATGCCGAAATCATCATTATGACCAGTTCTAATTCCGAAGAGGTGAGACAAGCAAAGGATACGGTTATAAACTTATCCAATAAGATTGACTCATTTAAAGATCTGGACGACATACAGGAATTGGCTGTGGTGTTCGTACAGAATAAAAAAGAAAAACTTGGTTTATAAAAAATTTTTTGATATAATATTTACATAAGCATTAAGGCTTAAGAAAATTAAATTTATTTAAAGGAGAAATGAAAATTATGGCAATGTCAGAGAACTCAAAGAAGATTTTTAACTACCTCAAGGAAATCAATGGTACACAGGTTACTGCAGCAGATGTAGCTGAGACACTCGGTCTCCCTAAGAAGACTGTTGATGGTGCTTTCACTTCTGCTATCCAGAGAAAGGGTTATGGTGTTCGTACACCTGCTACTATCCAGAATGAGGATGGCTCTACTTCTGAGGTTAAGTTCCTCTCTCTTACTGAAGAGGGCTTGGCTTTCGATCCCGACAAGACTGAGGAGTAATCAGAACTAAGATATAGGAGATAGGGGGTGGGGGACACTTCACCCCCTCTTTTATTATGTGGATAGGAATAATTTTAGGACTTGTTATTGGAATTATTCTGTGTGCCATATTCTTCCTTCCGAAACTCAAACAAACAAAACAACTTGATAAACAAATAGAACAGCAAAACCGCACGGAATTAGCTCTCTATAATCAACGAAAAAAAGATGTTGATGAATTGAACCAAAAGTTGATTGACTTAACAGATACTTTACAACAAAAACAAAATAATGCTGATGATTATGCTCAAAAGTATTTAGATAGTAAAGTAGAAACTGCTAATGCTCAGTTTGATGCTAAGGTTAAGGAATTAGAAAACCTATATTCAAAAGCCGAGGAAGAAGGAAAAGAAGAATACTTGGCAACTCTTGAGGAGTACACAGTAGACTTCCAAAAGCAGATAGAAGAAAAGAATATAGAACTTGCGGGCTTGCTGGAGAAGATCCGTGTCACCAAGGCCGCAGTAGATGCAGCGGTTGAAGTTAATAAGCGAGCCGCCGCAGAAAAAGATAAAGCAGACTTTTATCGTATAGTTTTATCTGACGAAGATAAGAAAGAGATAAAAGAATTACAGGAGTTATTAAGTCATTTCCGTAATCCCGAACCTCTTAATAAAGTTATATGGAAAACTTATTACGAGAAACCATATACTGATTTAATTGGTAGAGTTGTGGGCAGTTCTATTAAAACTGGAATTTATAAAATTACTAATATCACTTCTGGTAAAACCTATGTTGGACAAGCAGTTAATATCGCTGACCGTTGGAAACAACATATCAAGCGAGGTATGGGTGCTGAAACTCCAACACAAAATAAATTATACCCCGCCATGCTTAAAGAAGGTGTAGATAATTTTACTTTTGAAATTATAGAAGAATGCTCAAGAGCAGAACTCAATGAGAAAGAAAAGTATTGGATTACTTTCTATCAAGGTATGGAATTTGGTTACAATATGAAACGAGGATAAGATGGGAAAAGTTACAATTCAAAATCACACTACAAAGAACCCTATTTCATTGATTGGATATGAAAGTGGGGTTTGTTATGGTTCAGATGTAACAAACGAGGAAAAGAATTACAAAAGAGGTTTGGAGAATATCAAAAGTGGGCATGGCCGCACATTTGAACTCCCACAGGTATATTTGACGCTCGATGGCTATTCCGCAAGGGTAATTAGAGAGTTTTACACTCATATTGCCGGTGGACCAACTCGACTTCAAGCTTCAACTAGGTATATTGACTATGATAACTTTGGTTTTGTAACTCCTCCTTCTATTGCAGATAATGCTTACGCAAAATGGAGATATGAAAAAACAATGGGAGAAATTCTTGGTTGTTATGAGCAACTAATTAACCTTGGTATTCCCAAGGAAGATATTGCTAATATTCTACCTCTTGGTATGAAAACAAGAATTATTTGTAGAACTAATATGCGTAATCTTATTGATATGTCCCATCAAAGACTTTGTAACAGAGCCTATTGGGAATTCAGAGATTTAATGAGAGATATAATGAAGGCATTATCTGAGTATTCAGAGGAATGGGATTATATAGTTAAAAATTATATGGTTCCAAAATGTGTTTATTTAGGCTCTTGTCCAGAAACTCATTCCTGCAAAGCGGACAAAAATGGTTAATTTGTGAAAATTAAAAAAATATGTTATAATTATAGTATAAGCAAATTAAGAAAGTGAGAAATTAACAAATGTCAAAAAAGGAAAAATTTATTGAATTTGTAGAACAGAATTTAATGTCAAAGTGTGGAGAATTAGATGCTGATGTTGCTGATTATTGGTACGCTTTAAAGAACAAGGAGGAAAAGGAAAAGCCACTCCTCTCTGATAATGGTAAGCTTATTCTTAACTTTATGCAAACCACAATGGAGAAGGGAAAGGCAAAGGACATTGCAGAAGCAATGTTTATTTCATCAAGATCCGTGTCTGGAGCCATGCGTAAACTGGTAACTGATGGTTTTGTTGAAAAGATTGGGGAAGACCCTATTATTTATTGTATCACCGAAAAAGGTAAAAATATTAAAATTGACTAATTTTATGGACAGAGTTAATTAAATTTTCATTAACAAAATTCATATAATATTGAAAGGAGTTGATGAAAATTGATTACAGGTATCTATAAAATAGAAAATCTAATAAATCATAAAATCTATATTGGACAAAGTTTATATATTGAAAAAAGATGGCACGACCATTTGTTTGCAAAAGATGATTTTGCTATACATCAAGCATTTAAGAAATACGGAATCCAAAATTTTACTTTTCAAATTTTAGAAGAATGTTCAGTAGAAGAATTAGACGAAAAAGAAATTTATTGGATAAATTTTTATCAGTCTTTGGTACCTAATGGATATAACATGATAGAGGGAGGTACTAATGGTGCTGGTTATGCTAAGGGAAAAAAGGTTCTTCAATTTGATTTACAAGGAAAATTTATAAAAGAATATCCAAGTGCTTCACAAGCTAGTCAAATCACTGGAATTTCCCATACACAGATATGTAAATGTTGTCGTGGAATAATTCAACAATCAGGTACATATCAATGGAAATATGCTGATGATACAAAAAAAATACTTCCAATAATAAAACGTACTGATTTTACGGTTATACAATTAGATAAAGAAACAAAAGAAATAATTGAAGAATATAATTCAATAGCTGAAGCTTCAAAAATAACAGGAATTGCAAAAGCAACTATTTGTAATGTATGTAATGGAAAAGGCAAAACCGCTGGCGGTTATATTTGGAAATATAAAAATAATATGTTATAATAAAATAAATAATAAAAAAGGAGAAAATTTATGAAGGCAATTGTAAATAAGTCCCATGTAGAAGGAATTGTATACGAGCACAAGCTTCAGGCTAAGGTAACAGGTGAGAATTCAAAGAATCCCGGAACAGAGTACATTACAGGTGAACTCAGAGTATTGACTGATCCTGATACAAATAACATTGTACCTGTTCATTTTACATATTTGACAGCTACAACTAAGGCTGGCAAGGAGAACGCAACTTATACAGTTCTCAAAAAGATTATTGATGGTGTTCTTCCTACTCAGTTGGGTGGCGGAAACACAATGGTTAAGATTGATGGTGAAGTTGGAGTAAATGACTTCTATACAGAGCGTGATGGTCAGACAGAACTTGTTAGTGCAAAGAGAATTGAGGGTAAGTTTGTTCATGCCGTAACTGATATTGATAAGGATGTTAATAAGAGAAACTATATTGAAGCAGATATGGTTATCTCTGGTATGAGAACTCTTGATGCAACTGAGAACTATCCCGCAAGAACTTTTGTTAAGGGTGCAGTATTTGGACCTTACAGAAAGGACTTCCTTCCTGTTGAATTTGAGGTAGAGAATCCTAATGCTATCTCTTACTTCGAGGGTCTTGATGCATCTTCAAAGAACCCTGTCTTCACTAAGGTATATGTTCGTGTTCTCTCACAGACAGTTACAAAGCAGAAGGTTGAGGAGTCAGCTTTCGGTGATGACATCGTAACTGAAACAACAAGAGAGACAAAGAAATGGATCATCTACAATGCACAGAAGGACATCTATGCTTGGGACGATGAGAGTACAATCACTGCTGCTGAGTTGACTAAGGCTCTTGCAGACAGAGAGACATATCTCGCAACTATCAAGGCTGGATATGAGGAAAGAAAGGCAGCTAAGGGTGCAACTGCTGCTCCCGCTGCAGCAGGCGGATTTAATTTCTAATATTGGAGGTATAAGATAATATGGCAACTATAAATCTTAAGGGGTTAAAGCCCCACAAGGTAAGTAGAGATCTTTCTGGCTATATTACTTATATCTACGGACCGGGTGGAGCCGGAAAGACAACTTTCGGTTCCCAGATGCCCGATCCACTCTTACTTGCATTTGAGCGTGGATATAACGCATTGCCGGGAGTTATTGCTCAGGATATTACTTCTTGGGCAGAAATGAAGCAAGTTCTTCGTCAGCTGGACGACCCAGAGGTTAAAGAAAATTTCAAGAGTGTTGTTATTGATACAGTAGATATTGCTTCACAACTTTGTGAGAAGTATGTTTGTTCTCAGCTTGATATTGAAAATATTGGTGACGGTGGCTGGACTAAGAATGGTTGGGCCAAGGTAAAGAAGGAGTGGGAGACAACTTTCCGTAATATTGCTATGAAGGGATATGCAGTTGTTTTCATTTCACACTCAAAGGAGAGAACTGTCACTAACAAGGACCAGACACAGTATAACGCTATCGGCCCTTCTTGCTCTAATGTTTATAATGAAATCATTAAGAACATGGTTGATATTGAGGGTTATATTGATGTTGATAAGGGAGAAAGAAAGTTGGTTCTTCGTTCAGACGATGGAACTATTGAGTGCAAATCAAGATTCTCTTGCATTGACAAGGTAATTCCTTTCTCATATCAGTCACTCGTTGATGCTTTGAATAAGGCAATTGACGAAGAAGCTAATAACACTGGTAACAAGTTTGTTACTGAAGAAAAGGAGAAGATTGCAGCTGCTGCAACTTACGACTTTGACAGTCTTATGGCTGAGTTCAAGGAAATGGCTACTACTCTTATGAATAAGAGCCAAGATTATCAGCCTAAGATTACCGCTATTATTGAGAAGCATCTTGGTAAGGGCAAGAAGATTGGCGATGCAACTATTGCTCAGGCAGAGGTTATCGCAGTCATTAATGGAGAAATTAAGGATACTTTACTTTAACTTTTATCCCAGAGTTTATTTTAATAATTTCCAATCTTTTAGAAGATCATCTAAACAGTAAACTCTATCAAAGTATCTTATCCTTTCTATGTCAGGCCAACCCGATTCAATATCGGGTTGGCTTTTTTAATAAAAAATGTTATAATATTATTGTATAATATTTTTAAAAGGAGAAATCTGTTCATGCACAAAGTTAAATGTAAGTGCTGTAATCAGACTTTTGACCGCGATACTGTTCCGTGTGTCAAAGAAGGCAATAGATATTCTCATAAAGAGTGTTACGAAAAAAGAACAGAAGCTGAGCAAAAGGAGGCAAATGACAAAACTGCACTTGATAACTACATAATGAAGTTGTTTAAACTCGATTATGTGACACCAAGAATACAAAAACAGATTAAGCAATATGTTGAAGAATATCATTATACTTATTCTGGTATTCATAAAGCATTGGTGTATTTTTATGAAGTCAAAGGTAATTCAATAGAAAAAGCAAATAGTGGTATTGGAATAGTTCCATATATTTACAAAGATGCTTATAATTATTATTATTCCATTTGGGAAGCAAACCAAAAGAATAAAGATAAAACTGCCGCTGACTTACAGATACAACAACAAGTGGTTCACATAAAAAGTCCAGAAAGACCGCAAAAAAGAAAAAGAAGATTGTTTAGTTTTTTAGACAAGGAGTAAAGAACAATGGGTTCAAAATATGTAGATATGACAAGTGTAGTTCAGGTTATCGGTTGTGTATATAACAACCCTAACCTCTTGGAACTCACTGACAAGTATATAGTAACAGACGAGGACTTCACTGATGATTTCCACAGAGTTGTCTTCGGTGCTATATATAAGATTCATGAATTGGGAGCGAAGACAATAACTCTTGAAAATATAAATGACTTCTTGTCTTCAAGACCCAAGAGCGAAGCGATTTATAAAAAGCAAGATGGCGACAAATGGTTAATGAAAGTCACAGATAGTGCGCAGACATTATCATTTGACTACTATTATAATCGCTTAAAGAAAATGACACTTTTGAGAGTATATGACAATTATGGAATAGATGTAACTGACATTTATGATCCAGATTTATTAGATGTAAAGAAAAAGCAACTTCAAGAAGACCAACTGGATAATATGACTCTTGAAGATATTGCGAATAAAGTTGATAGAAAAATTGAAGCAATTAGATTACAATATGTTGATGAATCTTATGGGGAGGCTTCACAGGCTGGTGACGGTATCATTGACTTAATTAATGATTTGAAGGAGAACCCAGAAGTAGGAGTTCCTTTGTATGGGAACTTAATCAACACAGTAACGAGGGGCGCAAGATTAAGAAAGTTCTATATTAGAAGTGCGGCCACTGGTATTGGTAAGACACGTAGCCTGATTGCTGATGCATGCTATATCGCGTGCGATGAAATATATGATGATTCATTTGGTTGGATTAAGAATGGAACAATGGAACCAACTTTGTTCATAGCAACAGAGCAGGATTTGAAAGAAGTCCAGACGATGATGCTTGCGTTCTTGTCCAATGTCGATGAAGACCACATCCTCAATGGTACATATGTGGGCGATGAAGAGGAGCGCGTCCTCCACGCCGCACAGGTTATATCTCGTAGTCCTCTTTATGTTGAGGAACTTCCTGACTTCTCGTTGCAGGATGTTGAGAATAAGATTAAGCAGAACATTCGTGAACACGATGTTAAATATGTATTCCATGATTATATTCATACCTCAATGAAAATCTTGGAAGAGATAACAAGAAGAAGTGGTGGAGTTAAGTTAAGAGAGGATAATATTTTGTTTATCCTTTCTACAAAACTTAAGGATATTTGTAATCAGTATGGAGTATTTATCGAAAGTGCTACACAGTTGAATGGTTCTTATGTAGATTCAGAGACACCTGACCAGAACTTGTTAAGAGGTGCTAAAGCCATAGCTGATAAGATTGACTACGGTGCTATTCTCTTAGGAGTAACACAGAAAGATAAAGAAGCACTTGTTGATATTTTAAGTACCGGAACTTTTGAGACACCAGCAATTAAGTTGTCTATCTATAAGAATAGACGAGGAAGATATAAGGGAATATATCTTTGGTGTAAAGCAAATCTTGGAACTTGTAGAATTCAACCAATGTTTGCAACAACTTATGATTATGAAATTGTTCAGATTAACAATTTGAGCATTATGGTAGAAGAAGAAGGAGCCTTTGAACAATGTTAATGGCATATGATAAGGATAAAATTAAACAGGCATTAACAGAAGAAAATATCTTCGAGGTTTTGACAGAGTTGGGTGGAAACCCAACCTGGTCAAATGGTGCTATTGTGTCTGATACTATATGTCATAATTGTCCTGGTTGTGGAAGTCATAAATTGTACTACTATTCAAATAGTAAATTATTAAATTGTTATACAGGTTGTTCTACTCCAAGTTTTGATATATTTGAATTAGTAATCAAATGTTTTAAGATACAGTATGACCAAGAAATTGATTTGAATGAAGCAGTCAGATGGGTTGCTGGAAAATTTGGTCTCTACGGAACTGTAGAGAGCAACGGAGAAGAAGATTTAGAAGATTGGAATGTTCTTGCATCTTATGATAGAATTAAGAAAATTGAAATAAAAAGTGTATCAGATATACAATTAAAAGAATATGATGATAGTATTCTTGAAAGAATGAGTTATGATATTGTGTTAAAGCCTTGGCTCGAAGAAGGAATAACTCAAGAAGTATTAGACCTTGCATGTATTGGATATTATCTTGGCGGAGATCAGATCACTATCCCGCACTTTGATAAAGATAATCGTTTCATAGGTTTAAGAGGCCGTACCATGAGTAAGGAAGAGGGAGAATTATATGGCAAATATCGACCTTTACTAATACAAGGTAAGTTATATAATCACCCTCTTGGTTTTAACTTGTATGGTTTTAATTGGGCGAAAGAAAATATAAAAGCAGCAAAGAAGGCAATTATATTTGAATCAGAAAAATCTGTATTAAAGTATATTAGTCTTTTTGGAAAAGATAATGATATAGCGGTAGCTTGTTGTGGTTCGAATATCTCCAGTTATCAAATGCAGTTGTTAATGGATGCAGGAGTTGAAGAAGTTATTATAGCATTTGACAGACAATTCCAAAAGATAGGAGATAAGGAGTTTAACCATTTAAAAGATAATTTATTAAAAATTAGAGAAAGATATAAGAACTCTACTATAATTTCTTTTATATTTGATAAGAAAATGATTACAAATTATAAAAGCGCACCAATAGATGAAGGAAAAGAAAAGTTTTTACAGTTATTTAAGGAGAGAATTGTATTGTAATGGAATATATGTTAAGAGAGGCTTTATTGCCGATAGAAAATACATACTCAACTATTGAAAAGATATTTGCGGCCCGTGGTATTGCGCCCGACTGCATCCAGCACTATCTCTCTACTTCAGAGGCCGATCTTGTAGATCCACGAAGATTGGATCATATGGACGAAGGAATAAAAATGCTAATTGGTCATATTAAGAACAATGACCAGATCTTGGTAATAGTTGACTGCGATGCCGATGGGTACACGAGCGCGGCCGCACTAATAAATTATCTTAATCTTGTTTTTCCGTATTACACACAAACTAAAATTTCATATCGTGTGCATGATGGAAAGCAACATGGATTAGCAGATAATATGGCTTACATAGAACGCCACCCAGAATTTAAGTTAATCATTTGTCCAGATTCAAGTAGTAATGATTATGAGCAACACAAAGAACTAAAAGAAAAAGGATATGACATTTTAGTTCTTGACCACCACGAAGCTGAAAGATATTCGCAAGATGCTGTTGTAATTAATAATCAGTTATCAAATGATTATCCAACTAAGTCATTGTCGGGAGTCGGTGTAGTTTATAAGTTTTGTAGTCGAATGGATGAAATCATAAACAAAAATTATTCTGAAGAAATAACTGACTTAGTTGCTATTGGTTTAATTGGTGATATGATGGATATAAGAGATTATGAAACAAAATATCTTATTGAAACAGGTTTGGCCAATATTAAAAACCCATTTGTAACTCAAATGACTCATCAGGCAGCTTATTCTATCAACAAGGCTGGTGGTCTTTGCCCATTTTCTATTAGTTTCTATGTTGTACCACAAATAAATGGAACAATTAGAATGGGAACAATAGAAGAGAAGTTATTACTTTTTGAATCAATGCTTGACTTCAAGGGTAGGGCAATGATTCCTTCAACTAAGAGAGGGTGCAAGGGCCAGTTCGAAACAGTCGCAGAACAAGCCTGCCGCAACGCTACCAATATTAAAAGACACCAAGATAGTAGTGTTTCAAAAAATATTGAAATTGTAGAAGGTATTATTAAGGAAAAGCACCTTGATGAAAATAAAATTATTGCGGTCAAGTTAAAACCTGGCCAGTTGATAAGTAGAAATCTTACAGGACTTATTGCAAACAAATTAATGGCTAAATATAAACATCCATTTTTGTTACTGACAGAAGTAACACATGAAGATAATACCATAACTTGGGATGGTTCTGGTAGAGGATATAATACAAAAGATTTTACAGATTTTAAGGATTTTGTAAAGCAAAGTGGATATTCTCTTTTAAGCGAAGGACATGCTTCAGCTTTTGGTTGTTCTATCGCTGATAAAGATTTTGAAAACTTCATCAATTATTCTAATGAAAAATTGAAAGATTGCTCTTTTACACCTTGTTCCAGAGTTGATTTTATTTGGGGTAAAAATGATTTTACAAAAGAAGATATAAAAGAAATTGCTGAATTAAGATTAGTATGGGGACAGAGTTTAGAAGAACCTTTAATTGTAGTTGAAAACATTTCAATCACTCCCGATAATTTTTCTGTTTATGGAGATACAAATAAACATACAATAAGAATTGAAATGTCTAATGGTGTAACAATGGTTATGTTTGGAGTTTCAGACGAGAAAGTCGAAGAACTTACACCACCAGAACATGGATGTACCTTCATCAACATCCTTGGCAAATGTTCATTAAATGAATGGAATGGTTTTGTAACCGGTCAAATTGTTATTGATGATATTGAAGCCACAGGACAAACAGAATATTATTTTTAAGGAGAAATTTATGCATAATAGAGATATAATGGTAGATTTCATAGGAATATTTATAATAATTTTCTTTACCATAGTAATTGCAGTATGTTTTATTTCAGACTTTATTTTTA